CCCGTAACGTTTAATGTGATGGTATTGTCATCAACTGCGGCAAGGGATGCCTCTGTATAAAAGCCGTATGAATTAGCGGCAGTCCCGGAATTATCTATATCATCAATGACGGCCTGTATAATTGCTCCATTCATTCCGTCTATCAGTATCCCGTAAGCCGTTTTTGTTGAGCCGGTGCTTTCTATATCGGTTATCAACAAGGTACCGCCTGCCGTCGCAAAACTTCTTGAAGTGATATATGCCCCGCATGTATTCCCGCTAGTTAACAATCGTGATACCTGTATACCGTTAAAAGTACAACTTGATTCCACTATACTAATACCATAGAGGTCTGTTGTTTTGCTTTCCGAAAGCCCGTCTATAACACAATCAGTCAACCCCATGTTTTCGCAATAAGTAAAAACCATCCCATAGGTAGCGCCTCCGCCCGTTCCGGTTCCAAATTCATTTACTCGTACATTCGTTACAATCAGGCCGTCGCAATAATTGCCGTATAAACCAGCGGCATAGGCATCGTTTAAAATGACATTTTCAACGGTGGATTTATCTGTATAAGACAGATACACAAGAGAGGACGCGTCGGTGTCGGAGGCGTTTCGCGTTATAGTGCCTCCGGTTATTCTTACATTTGTGAGCTCGGTACCCGACCCGCCAATCGCTTCTATGGCATGATCATTGCAGTTTTTTTCTATAGTCGTGTTGGCATCAAGTGCTAAATGTATGCCCGATTTCATTACTATTACGCCGTCGGTTTTGAATGTTCCCCCGGTAAGCTGTACCGTACCACCACCGAATGCCCCATTCAAATCACTAATAGCCTTATTGATAACATCCTCTGCACTTGTGTCTCCCTGTGATATGCGATAGGCCGTGCTCCCTCCGGTATAATACTCGGAAGCTACGGTTACTACCGCGCCGGCGGAGGGTCCGGCAATTGGCACCCCCCGAGCAAAAAAACGAGCAGCAGCATTAGAATCATATTTCCACGCCTCCTGATATTCCCTGTAGGTTATTTGGGTCATGCCCATTTTATCCGCGTCTGCGGATATTCGTATGCTTGCGGCCTCTACTGTACTGTCGATATATTCCGTCAGCCCCGCGCCGCCTATTGCGATTCTCATCTCCACCGAAGGACTGATATCATGAATCGCGCCGTTTGAAGTGCAGATATAAATGTGTTTGCGGCGCCCGAAGTCTTTCCATATGTGGTCTGCGAGGCGGTCAAGCTGCCCATTAGGCAGGCCGTCAATTACGTCCTCGCCGCCAAACTCAATCACGCGCTCGCCGTTCTTTGCTATGTCTTCGCGGTCGATATAGCTGTCATGAATCCAACCCTCGGCACCTGAAAACTTATAGACAGGCTTGCCGACAATACCCGCGTCAATGAGTACCTTGTCTGCACTTTCATCGTTGTAAAGCAGGATCTGCGCTTGTCCTGATCGAGAGGTGATATCAAGCCCCGAAGACAATCGGCCTGCGGTCACATACTCAAAGGCGCCGTCACCATCGCCGGTATCTGACAGCTTGTGTATCGCCTTCGCGCCCTGGATGCCTACGATTCTATCCCGCTTTGAGGTAATAATTTTAGGCACCGGGGTTCCACCGGCTATTTTCTTGGTTGGCTGTATAATTATGTTGGCCGTGCTTGGGTCGTGAACGCCGATAGGTACGCGCACAATACGTGTCAATTCATCATCTATTGGAAAGTCTGGGATTGCTCCGTACTCTGCCCAATACTCGGCATATACATCGGGGTTAGGCCAGTACGCGCCATCAAGTACTGTCTCGGATAACTGTTGGTCGCCAAAGTAATCGGTAAAGTTTCCGGCTGCCGAGGCTGTCCATATCAGCCTTTCAACAGTGCTTTCCTCGTACTTGTTTCCCGTGCCGTATAATCTATTAGCCCGAATCTGGTCGAGCCTTACTATCAACCCGCCGTGAGTGACGTGGTTCAGATCTGAATTGTTTTCGGTAACGGTATCCGCCGGCACGGCGTCGCTGAAATCATTGTCAAGTATCGAGCGGTTTATGAGCGTATTGTTTTCGTCGAACCCGCAGTACCGCGCACCGGTTCCCGCGCCTACTGATTTCGTATTTTGCCATACCGTAGTATTGATTTCCATGCGTCGCCAGGGGTGAGTATAGTCTACGTTCCCGGTATGGATTCCAAACCATGGCCATAGTATCTCAACGCCGAGGTCCGCGAGCGATACGCCTGCGGCTCCGTCAAGAGCATTAACCGTAAAGTAGTTGACGGCCCGGTCTGATTGTATCAGCATGCCGCCGTCTATGTTTATCGTGTCGCCCGCATCGGCACCGATAACAACCTGGAGCCTGTCGCTCAAGCTGCTTGTAACGGTATGCGATACCTCGATCTTCATATAGTCTTCGCCGCCCGCCAAGTCATAAGCGACAGCCGTATTGTCTTTCAGCGATGAAGCTAAATACTCCCGGATACCGATATAGTTTTCTACCGCCGTGGCTGCAGCGGTACTCTTGAGATAGATAGAAAAGTTATAGGTCTCGCCGACGTTTAGCTTTTTGGTTCCGGTAAACGCGACCGTCTGGTATGCCTGCTCGTTTGCCGCGCCCGGTATCAACTCGCCCGAACAGCTACCAAAGAAACCATCAGCGGCATCACGATTCAACGTACCGCCCGCAGTAACCAACCAACTATTCCCAATCGTCGCATTTTCAAAACTGTTGTTACTGAGAAATTGTATTTGCTTGCGATACCCACGCTTTGCAATAAGATGGAATAGGCTATGGTCGGTTGCTTCGCTTTCGTCTGCGGGCTGAAACTCTATTTGATCGATATAGAATAGTTCGGTATCTGCTGCTGCTGCCGCTATCTGGATTTGCGGATATGCGTATGTGGCCCCGGCGTCGAGCGTATGAGATACGCTGATCTCCTGGTATGAGGCATAGACATTTGTGGCAGCTTGCGTGGTCGAGCCTGCCGAGTCCACGATTGCAAGCACAAACTCACTCCCAAGCATCGCGCCTGCCGGTAGCTTTACTCTCGCAACCCAGGTGTATTTACTACCCGCGGTCATGCCGTGCATATCACCGGCTCCGGCATTGTCAGTCAGCGCGATGGTTGCCGCCGTGCCTGCCGCTATTGTCTTTGTACCGATGTACACGTATCGGCCATGATAGGATTCTGCGGTAGTTCTGACAAAGGTAGCATTTACATTTGTATTGGTTATCTCGCCTATCATCGCCGGAGGTGTTGAGGATTCACACCCGCCCCGGTCCATCAATGTGTCCTGCCGGCAAAGCATATTCCCAGGAAGTACCCGCCCGTATTCCTCAAAGGCCCGGTCAAGGTCGCCTACCCCGTCCTCGGTTGACGCACTCACCACCGAGCTGCCCTGCATTTTGCTTTTGCGCGTGAGGCCGTCCTCGGTTGCCCTGCCGATAAAGCAGTAATCAAAGTCTCCGCTGTACCAGGATTCAAGCATCACGCCGAACCGTTGAGTCATGTATGCCTGCGCAGCCGTACCATTGTACACGCTATTCGCCGGGTCCCATGCCGCGTATTGATCGTCTGAGAATGCGCTATCGTCGTTTCGTAATCTGAAATTAAACGAATTAGCCCCGTATGCGTAGTTGTATTTCGAGGTGACGCCCTTGTATAAATCATAATGAGTAAGGCGGTTATTGGCGCCCTTGGTTATGTTGCACCGCGAGCGCCCGGTACCATGGCCGTCTAAGCTAAAGAATATCTCCTCGTTCTGTACGCTCTTGAAGTCTGCTTGTACCTGTGCGTCAGTAGCTACAAGCCCGGAGAAAAAGCGTACATAGGCAATGTCAAAAGCTCCCGCCGTGCCGTTGTATGCCCGTATCTGTGCCTTGTTAAACTCGGTAGATTTCGCATCTATGTTTCCGCTCCATGCCGTATCGTCTTGAGTCTTATTCAGCCAAAGGCTTGAGCCGGTAGTATCGCCCGTGGTCAAATCGATGGCCGCTGTCAAAGTTATTTTCTGATTTATATTTCTATGAGACGAACCGTCGTCATATTGTGCAGATACCAAGGTTCTTGATGTGCCTCCGTCTTGCCATAACACCCAAAATTGATCACTTGTTATCTCGTATAAAATACGGAGTCTTTGAGTTGCCGAGACATACCAGCTAAATATAGATTGATTGCTTGCAGTATCAAATGCAAAACGCGGGATGAACCCGAGTTGTATCGTGAAGGTATCAGGCATCAGTAATAGATGCTCAGTGTATCCGCTTGATAGATAGTGACTGCCGGGTATGTTGTGGGTTGTTAGTTTGTAATCGTCTACATAATAATATTCTGTATCTGCCGCAGTAGCCGCGCAAACATTATATACCTGGAATCCTGTTGTGGTACTCGGGAGCGTAACAGTAGTGGTCAACTCTTGCCATGTATCTAACGCTGTGGCGTTCAGGGTCGTGGATGTCCATGCCGCGCTGTCATAATACCTAACTATTATGTCAGCTTCGCCGAGAGTAATACCGGATGCAGTGGGAACATATGCCCATAGCGACACATCATAAGTAGCTCCGGGAATTGTGTCATGCATGTCGGTGGTGCTATTCGCATCTACCAACATGGCGAAACCCTCGGTACCGGCCGCTACTGTTTTCGTGATCTTGTATGAGTAATCACCGGTATGCGAGAAGTCAGACGAACGTGCAAGGGTAGCATTAGAAGTAACCGGCACCGTCTCATCTTTCATCATCGGCGCGATGGGCAATTCACAGTTGCCCCGGTCTATCAGGTTGTCCTCGCGTGCCCAGGTATATTGAGCGCTGCCGGTTCCAAGGCCCGGGTATTCTAATTGACGGAAGTCTGCATACAGTCTTACATCACGGTCAGCAATTGCGCCGGTTCTGTTATCAAGCTTCCAAGCGCTCGGTATCGAGGTGATAGACATTAGCGATTGCCCGCAGCTGCGGCGTTTGCATTGATTGACATAGACTGAAATTCGTCTTCGGTGAAGATACTGCCGTCGGCGTGTATGTATGTGGTGTTACCCTCATAGGTTCGGCCTATTCGTAATGCGTCAGGAGATGGCGTTGAGGAACCGTATCCGCTTGATGCCGAGTTGCTATTATTCCCGGCATTTCTCCCGGCGAAATATGACGCGGCAAAGGATGCCAATACCGCCCCAAGCCCTATTGCTATCATGGCCGGATCGCCGGTCTGTATTAGCGCCGTTCCGACCGCGAGAAGTATTTGAGGTAGTGCGTTTATGATTGCTGTTTTGAAATCGCCCCACGCATCGGCGGCAGTCTTCACGCCGTCGCCCATTGCTGTTGAGGCTTCGCCCATGTCGCGCACTAATTGCAGCGCGCTATCTGCAAGTAGGTCAATAAGGTTTTTCTTTAGAGACTCGCCTATGTCTTTTATCTTCTGGTCGAGTTCCTCTTGCTTCGCTATATATGCATCGGTTGCCGCAACCATAGCGGCCCAATTATTCGCATTGTTCATCATCTCGGTATTCTGAATACTCACCGCGTCGGTTACTATCCGCGAGCCATTTGCTACATGAGCATAGGCAACGCCGAGATGCCCGAGGCCGAGCGTTAATTTATTTACCAACCCTGCCTGCATTACAAAGGGTGCGCCGAATGTCATCATTGCCGGGAGCGTTTCATTCTCTGCGACTGCCACTCTGTGAGAGAGGCTATCAAAAGCCAGCGCGAGGGTCCTTTCCCATTCCTGTATCGGGCCGTCGCCCCTGAGTATCTTAGGTATGCCTACCTCATTCATGATCTTCATGGTTTCGACAAAACCCTCGGCGTGTTTTTGTGCAAGCTTCATGCCTATCGAAACGTCCGCGGTTAGATCGGGAATTGGTCTGAGTATATTCGCAAGGGTTCCGTATTTGTCGCCACCCTTGCCGCCGTCACCGCCCGCGCCGGTGTCCGTCGTATCTGTAGTTCCGAAATGCCCCACCGTCTGCCCGATAGAAGTCATAATCCTTTCTAATGTTGACCTAAATGTCCGGAGGTCCTGTAGTTTTTGTTCTAGCTGTTGCTTGCTTAATCCACCGGTAAACTTTGTTTCAGTCGCCCGGATACCCCTGTTAGGCTTATCAAGTATTCGCTGTATCTCTTCTTCGGCAAGCGTCAAGTCAATTAGCCTATCCGTAAGCTCGCCCATATTTGCCGCTGCATCTTTGGTTAAGTCGGGCACTGTTAGAAAGGTTTTGAAAATATCTTCAAGGTTGCGCTTCTGAGTTCCAAGGTTTATCAACGCGGTTAATTTCTGCACGGCGATAGTAAGGAACGGTATCAGGTCTTCGACAAGCGACTTTCCTAATTCCTGTACAGACCCCTTGAGAGTGGACATCGCGCCGTTCAGTGTTTCCGATTGCTTCTCGAGCATCCCCGCGAATTGCCCTTCCCCGGTTGTGAGTGCGCGCAATGCGTCGTCAACCTCTTTGAATCCAACCTTACCGGCAGAGATAAACTTAAATAGTTCCTCGTTGGTCATGCCGAGATTATCGCCAAGCGCCCTCATCAATGGAACACCGGCCTCGGTGAACATATTGATTTCTTCTAAGGATGCGCGGCCTTTCGCCTGTACCTTTCCGTAAGCCCCGACCAGCCTGCCGAGTGTTTCGCTGTTACCCTGCGCAGCGTTCCCGAGGTTTTTCATGGTATCAACAACGTCCTCGGCAGCAGTGCCGAAAGCTATGAGCCGTTGCGCCGCGGGTGCGAGTTCTTCAAAAGTGAATGGTGTCTTTACGGAAAAATCCCGGAGGGCCGAAAGTGTTTCTTGTGCCTTATCTGCCGACTTAAGAAGCGCCGTAAATGATACGGTTATCTGTTCAACGGACGCGGCATATCTTATTGAGGACGTGACAGATCCCTTGACAAGTTTAGTCATCAGGAGAATACCCGCCGTAACACTCAGCGGGCCTATCAGTTTTTTAGCCATATCCTTGAGACTCATGCTTGTATCTTTGCTTGATTTCTTAAACCGGTTGAGTTCGCTGACGGCTTTTTTTGTTTCGGCCTTGACGAGTATCCTTAGTTCTTCGGCAGTTATCGCCATCGCCTACCTCGTTACTTTTCTTTGCTCTTTTTCCATGCGTTGAAAGCGGCGTCAAAGATATCAAACATCTGCACCACGTCGGCAGGCATTTCATAATACCCGCCCGAATACGGGAGGGTTGATTTATTCTCCCATATCAGCCAAAGCCGCAAGCACTCATCAAAGTTTTTCCATCGCATAGACGGAAACTTGTTCCGCTGGATTTTCTCGCCGAATATTACCTCGACTCTCGCATCAGGCATCGCCGACCATTCGGCGTCCGCTAAATCATAATAGCCTTCAAGCCAGCACCAGAAGGCTACTCGGAGTTTTTTGGGTCTTTCTCCCGAGCCTGTTTCACAAGGTGAGTACGGATCTCATCAATGAGCCCGGCTATCTGGTTCTCCGGGGTCTGCGGTATGTCAAGCAATTCAGCCCATGTAGTAATAGGGGTATCATCGTCTTTGGTGAAATTAAGAAAGCGCGGTTTCATTGCCGCCGCGATCTTCTCATTTTCCTCGTTGTCTACCTTTAACTGAATTGATGCAAACTGCTTGTCAATTTCTTTGTCGAGTTCTTTGTCAGTCTTCACCTCGATATCTGCTACCGTCATAATCGGTTTTTCCGCAGACTCGTATTTGCGCCGCTCGGTATATGAGAGGTTAGAATACTCTACGACAAGCTGCTCTGATTCGGGCTCGTCTTTATTACCATTCCATTCAGGAATGAATCGGCCCTCGCGTGAAACATTAACTTTCATACTTCCCCTTTATGCTATGTTGGTTAGCCACTGCTCTGACTGGTCAAAGGTCGCGTCAAACGAAATCAGCCCGGCTGCGTTCGCCGTCTTGCCGACATCGACAAGCGCGTTGCCGTAGTACCCGCTTCCGCCGGAAACGTACAGATACAGAAACGCTGCGGCAGGAGTCCCGCCAGAGAAATGCTGAGTGAGCAATGCGTTCTGCCCCGCGTCTGTCATGTCGGAGTTACCCGAGAAACTGCCGGTCGCATCGGTGATAGTGTACTGCCTGCGCTCGCCCGCGTCACCGAATGCGGTAATCACTTCTTTCTTTGTGCTGAAATTGCCGGTCCAGTTGTTTATCTCAGCAATCTTTACTGCTCCCACATACACGTTCCCTTCTTTCCCATTGTCTACGCCCATTAGAACGCCCTCCCGCCCGACTCTGCGGGCCGATCCGAAGTATCTTTAACCGGTTTCGTTTCCGGCTTAGTCCCTGTTCCATCATCACCCTCGGCTGCCTTTTCAAATGCGCCATCTGTGAGCGGCGGTACCAATGCAATGCCCCCGCACCGAACACATATAGCTGATTTGAACGGGCTGTTTACTACATGCCCGCAGCCTGGACACTTAAGAGTATAACCACTTTGCTCTTTTTTTGCCATACCGCTATCCCCCAATTTTTGAAAGTGTAAAAACTGTCTCTTGCCCGTCGATATCCCGGCGCTCTACTTTCCATTTCTTATCGGTGTACCAGTTGTATTTTTTCCCCGTGCCGGTCGAAGGGTCGCAGTAATCGAATGAGCCCAGCGTAAAAAAATGAAAGTGCGTCGGGTCTTGGTATGATTGCTCGGCCCTAAAATATGTAGTTCTAATAAACATCTTGCCGCCCGGCTTTACAATCCGCCAGCACTCATCAAGAAACGGAAACACAAGAATCATGTGCTCTATAATATCGGTCGCTATCACGTTATCAAATTCATTCTTCTTGAACGGCCACGGCATCACCGTCAAGTCATGCACAACGTCGGCGGCGTCGGTCTTCCGGAAATCAACATTTACGGCGTCCTTTATTCCCTTGTCTCCGCATCCGAGATTAACATTCACGCGATGCTCCTTTCTAAAATCTCAATCAGCCTGTCGGCTGATTTCTCCCAGGTAAAGTGTTCTCTCATTACCCATGCGGCTGTTATCCCTTTTTCAAGAGCCTCATCGTAATGAGTGTATACTTCATACATTCTGTCAACAACAGATTCTATCTTCGCCGACGGTGCAAAGCACGGCTCAAGGTCGCCGTCGTCAGGATTCATGATGTGTGTCTCAATCATTTCATACTCTACCGGATAAGCATAGTCATTAGACGCCGTGTCGTTGGTTCCGCCGTAGGGCGTATAGATGCACGGCAATCCGGTAGCCATTGCCTCGCACAACGGCAGGCCCCAGCCTTCGCCCATGGTCGGCCATAGGAAGCAATTGGCATAATGGTACAGCGCCGCCATGGTCGGCAGGTCGCAACCCTCGGTCTCTTCGTTTGGCAATATCCGGTAATCGAGAAAGGCGTTCTTTGTTACTTGTGTGAGCTTAGGCTCTTTCTCATATGAAGTCATCTTCATTACAAGGTGCGCCTTGTCTGACAGTTCCGGGTATCGTTTGTTCCACAATTCCCACGCCTGCGCAATATGGGTAGTGCCTTTACGCGGGTTGTCGTCGCCGACAAACATGAAAGTAAACGGTTCTTTTTTCTCTCTCTCGAAATATGGGTATTGAACGGAGTCAACGCCAAGGGGGCATATATCAATCGGCGTATCTGTTGACGCTGAAAAAACCTTCTTGTTATCTGTGCACGGCACTATAATCCGGTCCGCTTTGTCAAGAAATTGTTTCCACTGTGCAGGCACCCGGTCAAACTCGAACATCGTAAACAGCACGTTGGTTTTGAATCGCCATAGGTAGAAGCGAAAAGGAGGCATTGCCTGTAAGCATATCTCTGCACTCGCGTCCAGTTCGACACCGGCATGTATCGCGGCTTTCATCATCTTTCGCATGAAAGTTGTATAGCCAAAGCATGAGCCGATCCCGTTGTAACTGAGTGGTACGGATACTTTCATTACGGCTCCTCGTAATGCGGAAACGTCTCAACGATACTTGCTATTTTACCGTCGCCAAGCGGGAATGTTTTCGGTCCGCGAATCCAGATTATCTTTACCACGACATCTTCCATGGTTCCTTGATAGTTGGCAAAGGTATCCATGATTGCATGAGCACCGAGGAAAGCAGAACACGGTGTTTTATCATTCGTCGATATGCAATCCCATTGTAGGGTAGGCTGCGCCATGCGCGACTTTCCAAACTCTTCGGAGTCGTTCGACGGTGATACGGAGTTAAGGACCGCATAGGGTGGCCTCACGCCTTCCGGTGCCGCGTGTAAAAAAATCTTTTGCCCAAAGATATCAGTAACGGCGGATTGCTTGAGTGCGTGCGTTATCATTGCGGTTTCAATATAGTCTGCCATTACTTTCTCGGTGCCTTCTTTCGTTTCTTCGCATTCCTTACAAGCGCCCTCATCTCTGGTCCAAACCTTGCCTTGACAAGCATGTTGATCGCGGTCTTCAATTTCCTTGACTTCGCGGCCTTACGCATAAACGAAAACTTTCCACCGTCTCTGTATTCCAATACCTGCGCCCATTCCACATCGGTCCATACTGACCACGTAGGCGCTATGGTGTTGATAGTTGACCGCGGGTCAAAGAACCCCTCGCGGTCAACCTCGATACTTGCTTCGGTAACACCGGTTATCCTGTTGATTCTGTCCTGCACTTCCGGCTTAACTATCTTCTTGGCTACTTCCTCAACCAGCGTATCAAGCACCTTGAGCGTAATGCCGCCGTAGTCGAGATCGCCGATTCCTTCTATGTCAAAACTAATACCCGGTTTCGCCATCAGCTTCCTCGTATGCGTCAATCTCTATTTCGCGGTTGCGCTCGCCTACGTTTCTGATTGCGCGAATCTTAAGCGTTCTGCTTTCAAAAGAGATCCGCATATCAGGAGTCAGCCCGCGCAGGAATCGAATAGTAATTCGATGGGTGAGCATTGCCTCATCTTTTCGCGTGGTCGAGTTCATGCTCTCGCTTCCGCTCATCGGTGATACTGCTGCCCACACTGTAGCAAAAGTATGAAAGGTTCGCTCACCGTTTATCCTGCTTGCGTAGTCGTCGGGTTTCTGAATTACGATACGGTTGCGCAGTTTCCCTGCTCTCATATAGGTATAATCCTGTCGTATCCTATCAATCCTTTTACAGCCCACGGCAAGGTCTGGTATATCGTACCTACCAGGCCGTCCTCGCGGTGCTCATACAGTTCGGCGCCGAGTATCTTGATGGCTTGTTTGTATTCCTCTGGAACTGTTGCCGCTGTCGCGCCGTATCCGCATACATACCTGACGATAACTCCATTAACCGTTCTGAGCGTAGTTGACGGCCATGTTTTTGAGTACCCGAGCACAACATGCCCTGGCTCTCCGTAGATATCTACCTCGTAATCATCAGAGGTAAATGTTGCCTCTGTTCCGTCGGTATCGTAATATTTTACGCTGGTTATTGATTGCAGCGGAGGTGATGGAATCTGCATGTAATTCGCCGACGGAAACGCATCAAGATATCGATCCCATGTTTGCGTAATCAGACATCGGCCCGAATGCCGCTCGATGAGTCGGCGCGCCGCTTTTATCAGCCCGGTAATATAATCATCCTCTATGCTCTGCGGTGCCGAGGTAACAATGTTGACACCAAAACTACATGCCGCTGCCGCGACACTCGCAACCACGCGGATATACTGCTTGATACCGGTATATGCTTTCTCTTGCGTCGCGTTATCGTTTGCCGTGGTGACTTCGGTAAAGGCGCCGCTTGTGACATCGGTATACGTGACATCATCATCCGACTCTTGAATCTTTGCGTTTACTGTACCGGTCGCCGCATTGGTTCCGGAAACGAGATATACAACCGTGCCGCTATTGAGGACATCAACGCCGGTACCTTCAAGCGAATATGCCGCCGCTACTGCGTGGTCTGCCGGCGCAATTGTTTGCGTGGAAGTAAGCGCCGCCGCCGTATCGTTTGACTCAATGCGGAGATGCATTTCCATCTCCGCAAGAGTCACGGGTTCAATTGTCGGGGCGGTTATTAGTTTCGTTGTGAGCGGCATATTAGCTCCAGATTATTTCTAACCCGTAATCGTTGCCGTTTGCATTCGGGTACACAATTTTAATCTTGTCACCCCTGAAAAATGGGTGCGGCCTGGTTGGTTGATACACGTAATCGGTGAGTGCGCTCATTGCTTCAACGTCGAGCACCACGTTATATTCGACGCCCGCTGCGGATACTATACTTGTCGTAAAGTTCTCCGCCGCGCTTGCCGCATCGAGGTGTATCCTCACCGCTTCGAGATAGCCTGCCCTGGTCGTCGGCTCCACGGTTCTACTGATAGCACCCGCTGCGGTTGATATATCTCTGAACATATACGCCCCCTTAGAGAATCTGTATCGCGCGCGCCCATTGAATTGTCATGATTTCCGCGCCGTCATCGCCTGCCCTGGTGTCAAAGGTCGGAGTCAATACCTGATCAGCAAGCCCGGTCCCGATCTCCACGGTCAAGGCATTATCGAAGTACACCGATAAGGTTGCCCCGTCGTAGTACATTTCATAGACGTGGTAATTGACATCGTGCGTCGCGGAAAATGCGGTTGATCCGATCGCCCCGGCTAACTCGTTGTTAAACTTCATCACGGTTTCATCATTGAGGTGATACCAGTATAGGCCGTCATCCGTTACGGCTACTGCGTGAGAAGATGCTGCATTCAATGGCGTGGTGTCTACCTCTACCAGGCCAAAAAGATGATCTCCCTTTGATGCGTGGTCTGTCTTCACCTTCGCGCCGAAGTAAAGCGGGTTGCCAGCGGTAAGCTGGAAAGCCCCGTGGGGAAGCTGTAGGCTGTGGCCGTCATACTCTGCGGTGTCTGAAGTGTTAGCAAGCCCGCCACCCTGAACGCCGATATTGAGCACGGTACCTACGTTTGTCTCTGAGTTCAAAAACGTGGTCGGTACAAGCAAGGTATCATCACGCGGTATTCCGGTTCGCTCTAATTCCCATTTGACAACATCGACTCCAACGGCATCAAGCCAGCGCTCGGTATACCGATCATCGTATGTCACTAAGGCATTGTTTACATATTTCGTTTTTACCATTTCTTATTCCCCTTACTGGCGATTTTGCCAGATTTTAACATAGTCGATATCGATGAGCGCCGCGGTACTTCCGGCTGTAATGTATCCGCTTATCGTGACACATAAATCATCCGTTGTGGTTATTGCAAGCAAGTGCTCCGCAACAAGGGCGCCGTCAATGAAGTATCTGGCGTTTCCTGCCGCGTCAAGTTGTATCCGGTAGATATGATAGGTTGCCAATACTAAATCAGTACCGGTGTCCGTAGATTGCGGCGTGCCGTTTGCCAGTACGCTGAGTGCGTAGATGTCATCGGTGGTTTCGGCCCTGACGCCGAACATCGCCGAGTCATCAGATACGCTGTCAACTGTTCCGGTTGCGAGCGAGTCATCAGCCCAGGAAATCTCCCCGGTTCCTTCGGTGGCTACGTCAGTAAATCCAAAGTTGAAAAATAGTGCGGCGTCAGAGGTCGTAGTCTTTAGCCTGATTTCACACCCGCATGCCTGCGCAGCTTCCCACACAAGTGCTGTCGATATTTCATTACGGCTGTCTACGTCGGTACCGGTGTTGATCCGGTATACGCCATTTACCGCGGCAGTGATATCCGCGGCTGCGGCAGTTCCCTCGGTGGCCTCGGTCCAGTCGTTTGTAGCGTCGACCGCAATTCCCAAAAAGTCATCGATGAATATTACCGGGAAGCCAAGCGGAAACAATGTCTCGTATGTTTCGCCATCGTAGAAGGCCATATTCCCGGTACCTTGCCAGTTGTAGGTAGATTTAGTTTTTCCCATAATCCACCCCCTTACTGTCTGTTCTGCCAGATTTTGACGTAATCAATATCAATGAATGCGGCAGTTGATCCGGCGGTAATCAGTCCGGCAAGAGTAAAACAAAGATCGTCGGTCGTGGTAACTGCGAGCAAGTGTTCTGCTACCAATGCGCCGTCAATGAAATACCGAGCGTTGCCGAGCGAGTCAAGTTGTATCCGGTAGATATGCGAAGTCGCCAAGACAAGATCGGTACCGGTGTCTGTTGACTGCGGTACGCCATCGGCGATGGTACTCAGCGCGTATATGTCGTCGGAGGTTTCGGCGCGTACTCCAAACATAACCGCGTCGCTTGCCCATGCATCAACTGTTCCGGTTGCGAGTGAAGCATCTTTAAATGATATCTTCGCGGCGCCTTCGGTTGCAACGTCGGTAAACCCGAAGTTCATGAAAAGACTCGCGTCGGAAGTCTTTGTCTCTACCTTGACTTCACATCCGCAAGATTGGGCGGCCTCCCATGCAAGCGCCGTTGAAATCTCGGTTCTTTTATCCGCCGCGGTACCAGTATCTATTTCGTAGAAACCGTTCACCCTGGCCGTGATATCCTGCGCGTTCGAGGTTCCCTCGGTTGCTTCCGTCCAATCGTTCGTCGCGTCGGTCGCGGGTTTCAAAAAGTCATCAAAAAAGACAACTGGAAAACCCATCGGCATAAGTGTCTCGAAAGTATGTCCATCATAAAACACCTGGCGCCCGGTATTCTGCCAGTTATAATCTGCTTTTGTTCGTCCCATTCTGCACCTTCCTTTAAGGTACCGCAGCCCGAAGGCCGCGGCACAGATTCTTAATTCTTTATCTTACGCTAATGCCTGAGGAGGAGCTGCCTGTGCATAACGTGCGCCCGATAGTATCGGGATTATCGTTATCACGTTCGCGCCTGCGGTATCCGTAACCATGGTCATAAACGGGTAGTCCGCTGTCAGCTCCGAGGCGTCAACCTCGATAACATACATGCTTCCGTTATCGGTCCCGGTTACAAGCCCGGTTGACGCATTTAGCGTCCGATCACCGGTTACGCCCGCGGTAATCTTGTAGTAGTAAAACGCTATCGCAGTCTTGTTAGAACCGCTCGCGTCGTCACTTTCATACAGGATGATAGTTGACGAGTTGGTAATTGCACCACTATAAACGATTATCGAAACATGACTATAATTCTCCATGCTCCAATAGTCTGAAGTCTTGGCCCCTCCGCCGATATCGACGGGTGCCACGCCGGCAACTGCCTTGCCCTGTTCTGCAATATTAAATCCTTTCATAATTCCTTATCCCCCTTTCCTTACGCTCTGGCCGCTATGGCTACAAACGGGCTGTATGTCGCGCTCGCTGCACCCTTAAACGGAGTCTTTGCCGCTGCCGGTATGGGCTGACCATCGAGCCGGTAGGTGAACCTGAGCGCGGTTTCGTCCGTGGTGAAGTTGACGTGAATGCTTGAGGCGGTTTGAATGTCGCCCTTGTCAACGAAAAGGTACTGAGAGAGGTCAACGGCCATGAGGTCGCCAACATCGCCAAGCGCCGAAGCCTGTTCGACATACTTGATCGCCCTTCCGAGGATGGTGTCATTCGGTGCGCCGGCTGCGCTGTTCTGAGGAATCCAGACGGCTGCGCCACCGGTACCGACTGCCCTTTCCATTGCCATCAACTGCGGGAGGATTTCCTCGTTTGCGAGCCATACCATGTTCGCCTTGTCGCGGCAAAAGGTAAACGCCTTCTCGACGTTTTCCAGAACGATGGTATCCGCAAGCTGTCCGGTTTCCTTGGTAATTGACCGGAGGCATCCGGCGTTGATTATTCCAAGAGGTTCACCTGCGCCGGTTCCACGCATGATCAGGTCGTCCATCTTGAAGCCCATTTCTTTAGCAAACATCATGCGCACCCAGCCCTCGAGCATTGCGGCGTCCTGCATGAGTTCGTCGGTGAGATAGGTGAGACCCATCATTTTATTAAGCGCGAGCTCAATCTCTCGAAACTTCGGCTTGGTCGCGGTAACGGCTGCGGCCTCATGGGCCATGTACACCTGTACTCCGCCATAACGTGAGCCGGTCGCCCGGGAGGTTTCGTCGATTGCGGGTAGCGCCATTTTGTTGCTTGGCGCGCTCATGGTCATTTTAGAACAAAGGCTCGGAAGCTGTGCGGTTTCAAACGCATCGGCAAGCAGCGCCGATCCGTAGTCGGTCCCGACAAGAAAGCCACCGTCGGAGGGTACGCTCTCATTTGACCCGGAAGCCGCGGCCTTTACCGATTTCTGAAAATCGGCAAGTTCGTCTGATACCACGCCGCACTCGAAGCGGCCTATCTTCTCGCCCATGCGGTCCTTGATACCTGCCGCGATAACGGCCTGGTAAAACTCGCCCATGCTGCGGATGCCGTTGTTGATTCCTGCGGGCATGATCGTCGGTGTAGGAATAGCGGTACTCGGTTCGGGTTCGGCGTCGGCCATGCGTTCGGCGGTTTCGATCTGCACCTTAACCGCGTCCTGCTCGTCGAGCAACCCTTTGATTTTAGTATAGTCTTCTGCGGAGAGTTCGCGTTCTGCGGTTTCGGCCTCTGCCTTTACGGTGTCAATCTGATTTTGCAGATCCCCGTATTTAGCTTTCAGTTTTGTGAGCATTTTCTGCCCCCTTTAGATAATTTGCGTTTTCTCTCATGCGCACTAAAACACCATACGGTATCTCAGCCTGCACGTCGGTTTCTTCTACGGTCTCAACAGGCTCTCCCTGTGATTCCTCCGGCTCAGGCTCCCCCTGGTCGGTTTCAAAACCATGTGCCGCGATATCGACAGATTCCTTTTTGCTGAATCCTGAATCTCTCAGGAGTCCTTCAAAGTCTCTGATTGTCGCGGGCTTTTTATTTCCTTCTGCGCTTCCCTGGAATCTCTCCGGGACGTGCTTATAGGCATATCGTGAATCGATGGATATGGAAGCAGCAACCGCCTCATGCTCGACTTGCTCATCGGCAAATCCGGCCTCAACGGCCTCGTCGGCAGTAAACCATGTATCTGCATCCATGTACTCCTTTATCTCGTCGGCGCTCAAATTAGAATGCGCCTCATATATATTTACTAATTCGCCGCCTATCTTGTCAAGCAGCTCGGCGCTTTGCCTCATGTCGTCGGCCCCGCCCATGGCAAATGTCCACGGGTTGTGAATCATGAAAAATCCTGCGGTGTCGATTGTGAGAGAAGAACCGGCAAGAGCTATGATCGAGGCAGCGGAAGCCGCGAGCGCCATCACTTCGACAGATACCTTTTCGCGTTCGGTTGCAATAATGTTGTATATGGCAATGCCGTCAAACACGTCGCCGCCGGGTGAGTTGATGAGAATATGTATCGACGCCTTGTCCTTTATTGCGTCAAAGTCTTTCTTGAAATCCGCCGCGGTAACTGAATCGCCCCACCATGACGCGCCGATGTCGCCGAATATCGATATCTCCGCGGTGTCTTCTTTCGCCTGAATCTTATACCATTTTTTCGATTTCACTTTCCCCTCCTGCTCCGCCTGCATCGCCGCCGCCATTCTTTGCCGCGTCGCTCGCAGCGTCCATCATGTTCGACGGTTGCCAGAATCGTCTACCTATTTCTTCGTCGTCAATCGGATTCATGCCGATAGCAAAGCGGCCCTCGTCGCCGTTAATGAGTCCGGCAAAGCGGCCTATCCGCTGTGTTTCCATAACCGTTTTCATATCGCCCCGCTGCAGCTGGTTCATGTCATGCTGCGCAAAACCTTTTTTTCTCTCGATAGGCGTGAGCAGTTGCGTATCAACCGCTTTCTCGAAACGCTCCGCCCATGGTCTCAGCGTGTCGGTAATCCATTCAATCTGCTGGTGCTCGATATTTGAAAATGTTGCGTTCGTCAAATCTTTGAGCTTGTGAAGCGGCATGTTCAGAATGCGTGCCATTTCGCTGAGTTGAAAAATCCGGCTTGCGAGATATTCGGCGTCGGCCATAGACATTGAAAACGGCGTGTAGGTCATGCCCTCTTCAAGTACAATCACTTTACCGGCGTTACTTGATCCGCCATATGCGCTAGCGAAAGATTCCTTTAGGGTTTCCTTTGCCTCGGGAGATAGCGATTCCGGATGTATGAGTGCACCCGAACTATTTACGCCCTTATCGATAAAGCTGTTTGAAAAGTTCTGCTGTGATAGCCCGAGCTTGACCGCTTCCCTGTGGAGCGTTATCAACGAGTACCCGGTATATGCATCCGGCCCAAACCCGGAAAGGTTAAATATCTCGGTATATGATAATGGGCGCTCTCCGCCTTTCTTCGGGCGGTACAGATATACCGGCTCGCCCGAATCTTTTACCTCAACCCGCATACGCGCCGGGTCGAGCAAGTATACCGCGGTCGGTCTGCCGTAAGTATCACGCTGAACATATGAATATGAGTTACCCCAGTTGATAGCCTGCATGAATACTGACTCGCGCCACTTAAGAGAATTGACAAACGGGTTCGCCATGCTGTTCATGACGCCGTAAACTGGATGCTCCGCCCATCGCCTCCGCTTCATTTCGCCTTCGCGTCTCAGTAATGGGCACGCAACCGACGCGAGTGACTGCGATATCTGCATCACCCCGGAAAAGTAGGCGGTGTATGCCATCGCGCCGGGATCGTGGCCGGCTTGTGTGGAATCCATCCACCTGCCCATGTCGTCAAGAGATTGCGGAGACCACTGGCCTGATGCGCGGAAGACACTTAAGGCCGCGCGGAATCGTTGAGTTAAGTTAAGGTTTCGGGAGTTTTGCCTTGCTTTCGCCAAGTAATACTCCGTTTTATAAGAGAAACACTAAGTAATATTATATAAATAGCTCTTTCTGGAAGTTATTGCAAGTGCAATAGGGAAAGCCCCCTTTCGGGGGCTCGCTTTATCTGACTGGGTTCCTTCCGGAATCTGGCTCGCTTCAGATTTGTGGTTTACTCATATGGGTTGGCTCGCTCCAGCAATCTGGTTTTCTCCCGGGTTTTGGCTCGCTTTTGTCTAATGGTTTTCTTGAAAGCCCTGGCCCTCTTTCTAAAACACCCAACCTCTTTCAGTCGGGCTTATTATTCCCGTATGTCCTAAATACTCCTCTGCGTATAGCGAGCGTGTCGGGAGTCCTCGAATAGTTCTGCCGACAAACCAATAATCTGCAAGTATATGTTTCATAACTGCCCGTAATGCCGCGCCATGTCTGTGGCATGGCTTCGTATCTTTCCAGGCTACCTCGACAAGCATTCCTTGCGTGTTCCTGCTCTTTGTTATTTTCTCGCTTATCGCCAGCCGCTCCTTGGTCCTGTCGTACACTTCCCGGTATGCGCCGCGAGTTTTCATCATTGAATCGGCGGTCCTCCACAGGGCGGTTCTGAGTTTCTTATTCCCGCCACCCGCTTCGCCTTTAGTATATCTTTGATGGCTCGCGGTATGCAGTCCGGTGTAACTCCAGGTAGCCGACGCGGTAGTTGCTTTTTCGAGATCGATATAAACCGAGAGATACGCGACGGTCATTTCCCCGAGCCCCTTAACGCCCATGGCTGACTTGATAAGTGAATCCTCCTCTTGGTGCTCTTTGATCCACTTAACAATCTGCTTCTCTGCATCAACGAGAATGGGCAAAACCTCATCAACCGCGTTTCCGAGATGCTCCTCGGTTTCTTCTCTTGAGTAATCAGTCCTCCGCTTGAAGGCGAGTAGTTGATTATTGATTTTGTTCTTCAGCTTCAACATTTGCTCCCGGTCGTCAATCAACGCCTTAAGTTCGTTGTGGTCCTCTTCTCGCAACCGGAGAATGCCATGCTCCTCCATGTGTGCTACCGGGTCAACGACTTCATAGTTGTCGGGGTCATACGTCCCGCCTTGCGCCTTCGGTTTCGCCCGGTGCGTGTCGTACTCTGCAAAATCTTTTGTAATTCCTTTCGCCTCTTTCAGTGCTACTTTTGCCATTTGTTTCTCCTTATGGCTTTTGGTTTTGTGGCTCGCTTTAAAATCTTGGGTTCCTTACGTTGAATGGCTCGCTTAGGTCAATTGGGTTTCTCGCAGCTTGTAGCTCGCTTGAGCGATTTGGGTGTCTTAATCGATGTGGCTCGCTTGCAATAAATGGGCGTCTCATAGTCTTTGACTCGCTTAAGCAGCATGGGTGCTTTATCGTAAGTGGCTCGCTTAATGGAAATAGGGATCTCCGCTCGTTTGGCTCGCTTGCGCCCATTGGGGTTCTCTCGTGACGTGGCTCGCTTAAAAAAAATGGGTGTCTTACTCTGCCTGGCATAAAAAAAGCCCCTCCATCTTGTGTCCCGTGGTGAGCGGGGTGGCTCCGTGAGAAACCAATAACACAAGCCTGGAAAGGCCATTTTTCTCACGGAATCTGTATCGCCGGGCACCACCCAGCATCATCATTATTGCATATGGCGTGCCCGCTGTCAAGGGTTAAAACGAAAGCACCTCGACGCCGTGGTCCTCATATACGCTGCGCTTCTTGACATTCCTCACCGCCATTTCCAAAGCCATGAGCTGAGAAAACACCGCGTCTATGTGTTTGCTCGATTGTCGTGTCTCGGGTTTGACCGGCCTGATGTTTCCATTCGTGTCGCGCTTTATTTCGGCGTTACTTACTTCCCACGATACCACCGGGTTAGGCAATACCGATAGGGTTTTGTTAATCACTTTTGTTTCGAGGTTCTTTGCCGCAGGTGATATCAGCTTCCATCCCTGCGAAAACTCGACAAGGTATTTCTCCCATCCAAGTTTTTCAAGGTTGGCTACAAACTGCGATGAGTTAAAGGGATCAAAGGCTATCTCTTTGATATCATATAGATCCATATCCTTCTCAAGTTCCGCCTGGATGAAATCATAATCGATGGTACGCCCCGGCGTGAGTATGCAATGATTATCCTCTGCCATCTTCCGCCACTCGAAACGCTCCTTTTTCTCGCGCTCCGCTATGCCGTACCCGGGTAGGAATATCTTTGTAAACATTCTAAACCCGCCCTCCCATGCAAACGCGAGCGAATAGGCCGCGGTATCGATCACGGTAGCCAGGTCAATCCCGGCACACGCGGGCGCGCCTTTCATTTCCTCTATGTCAAACTGCTTTTCGATCGCCGACCAGTCAGTATCTTTAATCCAGCCGAAGCGGTTCTTTGTCCAGATATTGAGATTCTTGTTTTTGAATTTGCTTTGCTCGCTCGCCATGTCGAGAGCTTTTTGAAAGTCGCTCTCTATTGCCTTTACTTTCTTGCTCACGCCGAGACAGGGATTAGCTTTCAGCCATACGCTCTTGTCGGTCCATTCATCTTTTTCGTCGAGCGTGTAGATAATCCCGAAGTAAGTTTCATTCGTTGCCTTTTTGCTGAGTACCCGCTGTGCATATTCTTCCTCATCAACACACGGTACGTCCGGGTCAAAGCCTGCGGTAGTGATAATAATAGTCATCGGTTGCGCTCGGGACGACATACCATCAGACATAATGCGGTACACACCGTCGGTCTTATGCGCGTGGTATTCGTCGATGATTGCACAATGCACGTTTCTACCGTCAAGGGAATCCACGTCTGCAGCAACGGCCTTGAATGAGGAGGTTTCTGTATCGGCGTCTGTAAGTGCATGCCTGGAAAGTTTTATAACTTTTTGTAATTCTTTATTCTTTGCAACCATGGCGCGGGCATAGTCGCTGAAAACGATCCGCGCCTGTTCTTTTGTCGTAGCCGCTGAGTAAACTTCTGCTCCGCCCTCACCGTCAGCAATCAGCATGTAAAGAGCGATTGCCGCTACCCATGTACTCTTCCCGTTCTTCTTCGCTACCTCGATAAACACCGTCCGGAACCTGCGGTAATCGTCCCGGTCAAGCCATCCGAAAATAACCCATGTAATGAAAATCTGCCACGGCTGCAGGATAAGCGGCTTCTTGTCGAGCTCCCCTTTCACGTGCACGCAGTAATAATGCACAAACTCAATTACATGCTCGGCTCTCGCCTCATCGAAGTGATACGGAAACTGTTCGGTATCCTGTTTTTTCAGATTGTCTTTATGCCGCTTCGCCGCGAGCTTCACCCACTTGCAGGCTACTACCTCGCCGGATAGAACATCGGTTATATACTTTTCAGCGGTCTGTTTTATGTTCATTCAAATAATACTGTCTGGTCTGTTTCTTCTTCTGTGTTGACGCCAAGCCACCACCAGAAAAACGCCTCTCCGCTTGCCCATCTGTCAACGCTGGTGCTTCCGTCTTTCTTTGGCTTAGATTTCCTGTCTGCCCATAACAACTCAAAGTGCTTGATAAAAGCCTTAGTCATTCTTGGGTATCTCTTTGCTTGCTCTAACCGTTCCTTACCGGCATTAGGGCAGAACAGGCACCCGATACGCTTCCAACCTTCATCGTAAAGCGAACAGTACGGAAGCTCTCTTTCTTTGATAAACTCCCAAACATCATCATCGCTCCAATTGATAATAGGATTTATGTATATCTTGCCGGTGTCCTTGTAGCACGGCTCTATGGCCCGCCTCCCTGCTCTTTTAGCAGACTCTGCAGCCCTGATACCCGTAATAACTCGCCTACCAGCTCCGCCATTCTCTTTGTACTTGGCGCAACACCAACGTGCTTGACGTAACGGCGCACCCTGAATAACAAGCTGTTTGAGTAGGGGCTTTTCGGGATGCTCAAAGATAACGTCTTTGTGATGTTGCTTGATGAACCGTACCAATTCGGGAGGGTCAATCGTGGTTACTGAGTAGTGAGAGTCATGTTTAACGCCTGCCATTTTCGCCAATTCTTTGATGCATATAGAATCCTTACCCCCACTGAACGCAAGATAGTACCCCTCGGGCGGTTCATGGTCCTGCAAGAACTGCAGCGACTCGGCCACCTTGTCTATCACGCCGAATAGTCCGTTTTCTCTAAGCATTACCCTCTCCCTAAAATAAATCCGGCATCAAGAGTTCCACTTGATTACGATTGCGATACTCACCATAGGCTTTCCGCTTATCGCTGGCGGGGGCGGAGGTCCCGGCAAGCAACGCATGCCGGTAACTTGTTCCCTCAACAGATTGGTACTGCTCACTGTCGCCACCGGAAAAATCATCCTCCGACAAACTTTCTAATATCTTGTTTCTCTTTCGCGCTCGCCTTTGGTCGCTCGCCTTTCTTGGTCGGCGCACTGCGGCGTTGCCCGAGAGAGTCAAACCCGAAGTCGGTATACAGTGCTTTCATAAGCAATTCTTGCTGATGCATAACTAAGTATTCGGGCCTTGGCCGATCCACCGCCCCGCTCTTTGTCACCACGGTATACACATAACCCCACTTGTTGCAGTACATGCGCATGGTGTCATAAAGCCCGTAGGTCTCGCAAAGAAGGATAAAGCCTTGCGTGCTCTGAACCGATAGCCAGTTTTCATCCCATAGCCGCCGCGCCCAATGTTTCCAAAACCATTTCGAGGAACCCTTGAGGCGGGCCGGGCAGTTCGGTAGCTTGTCGCCTTCGCGTTTAGGTATGCCGGGATCGGTACGGTCTTTCCTGTCGGTGCCACGTGCTTTTTTTATTTCGTCTGGTACTCTTGGCCTTCCTGCGTTTCCCATTATGTAGCTCCTTAAAACGTTCGTAATATTCCGTTACAGTCTTTCATATATTCAAACCCCGCCGTACCGGGTTCAATTTTCTCATAGTACCTGCTCGGTATTTTGCTCCGGACATATTCGGATAGCCGTGACTGAGATACGTTTGCCGTCTTGCTGTTGAACACAATACCCTTATAGTCTACGTCTCCAGCATATCTATTTACCAGCATACGCTTTATGACTGCATATCCTGCGGTTATTCCCGGACGTATTGTCAGGCGGATAGAGTCGCCATCATAAAGCGTACCGGGACTGATGTAATCAGTATAGCTGTATTCACAAGACGGTTTTTCATACTGCATCGGCGTGCACATTTCGGCGGAAAACGGGTTGAGTTTTAACGCGATGTATAGTTTAGCATCAGCCTTTCTGTCTAACTCAGAAACCATTTTTGTCAGCGCCGCGATATCGCGCATAACCGTATCCGGTGTTTCCCACGGAAAACCTATAATACAATTGCAGATAAGCGCGACGCCGCCCGATACGGTATCAAGTATTTCCGCTATGGTGTTTTTTACATCCGCATCCTTGAGCGGTCGGTTTACCCGATGCCGCGTTTCTTCCGTAAGGCCATCGAATGCGCTTATGTACATCCCCGGCTTTTTAATGTCTAAGTAATTCCAAAAATCTTCTACGTGCTTCCCGCCCTGTGCTGTATAGTGCTGATTGGTTTTCCGTGTCCAGGTATACTGACAGTAAGCACACCGCATCTTGCAGCCGCAGGCCGATTCTCCCGGCATCAGATATTTATATTTTCCATATTCATATTCTCCCTCGATATCCGGGTCTTTGCTCTTCCTCCACACGTTCGGGAAGTCTGCCCCGGCGAGGATAAAGTTAATCTGCCCCTCGGCCCTGCCCCACACCGCAACGTCGATATAGTCCTTTACTACCTTGATGTTATGCACTCCCGCTCCGCCGATGATTATCTCTGCGTTTCTACTTTCCGGTGCCCTTGTTTCGAGAGAAAAAATGAGGTTTTCGATATCATACACCGACGTGATCGGTACAAGGATATTGTCATATTGATTTATTTGTTCAGGAAAGCAGAAGTCATAGGGCCGGTTTATCTCGCCAAGGATTCCGCGCAACCCGAGGTATGGCAAATCTCCGAATGTCTTGCCGCCTATCTTTCGGCGCTGCGTAAAGTCTGACAGCATGAGCACGGCGGTATCTGCGCGATTGCGCTTTACAAGGAGGTTGGGAATAAACTTAAATGATAAATCTTTCCCGCGGCTCACGGCGGTCCTGCACTCCCGGCACGCCCCCTCGTATATGCCGCGATCCTTTCTGTAGTAAAATGCTGACAGAGGCTTTAGCTGTTTGCACTTCGTACACTTTTTCATACGATTATCATAACCCCCTACAAAATAACTTTCTAATCTGCAATTTTGACCGCGTGCACGCAAGCC